TACAGGTTCGCATTTAAAGGCACCACAACCCGAAGGTGGTGCTAGAAAACGATCTTTTTGTGCAAGAATGAGTGGAATGCCAGGACCAATGAAAGACGAGAATGGCAAACCAACACGTAAAGCGGCAAGTTTAAAACGGTGGAAATGTTAAATGGAACTTCGTGAAATTATTATGGTGTGGAATATTGTCATTACATTGATAATGGCAATTATCGGATTTTTCTTGAAGGAGAAATTTAGTGAAATACAGCGTATTAGTATATTGGTTAACCGGACAAGAGAAGAGATTGCGAGAGACTCTGTTACTCAAACAGAACTCAACAAAATTCTTGACCACATTGACAGTCGTTTTAACAAACTTGAAGATAAAATTAATCAACTTATTGCGAGATAAAAATGCCAAGTAAATCTAAAGCACAACACAATTTTATGGAAATGATTGCCCATAACAAAGAGATGGCTAAGAAAAAAGGCGTACCTCAATCAGTAGGAAAAGATTTTGAAAAAGCCGACAAGGGCAAAACATTTAAAAAGGGTGGCGAGATGAAAAAAATGGCTAAAGGCGGTATGTCTGAAAAAGAAGACATGAAGCAAGACAAAGAAATGGCTGACAAAGAGATTAAGAAAGCGTTTAAACAGCATGACACCCAAGAGCATAAGGGTGGTAAGGGTACTAAACTTGCTCTTAAAAAAGGTGGAATGGCAAAAATGGCTAAGGGTGGCATGGCTAAAGAGTCAATGGGTCCCCGTTCCATGAAAGAAGACGTAGAAAATGGATCAAACAAACTAGGTAAGTTTGGTGAATCTAAAGTTCAAAAATCAGGTCATACACGTGGAACAAATCTTGGTGACGATGGAAAGAAAGAGCCAATTGAAACAGGCAAAAACATGAAGTCATTCATGGGTGAGATGAAAAAAGGCGGTAAGGTTAAGAAATACGCATCAGGTGGCTCAATCAAAGAGTCTTCAATGGGTAAAGTAGTTGCAGGCGGACATCGCCCTCATGGTGAACATAGCGTTCAAGAGCGTGGTCATACACGTGCCATGATGCCTAAAATGAAAGGTAGGATTATTTAATGGCTACTAAAAAGAAAATGCCCATGAAGGGCGCAAAACGCACTAGACGTTTTGATGAAGGCGGAAGCACTGATGCATACGCAGGAATGAGTGATGCTCAGAAGCAATGGTTAGGTGGTGCTGATCCAACTGACCCATATATTCTTGCTCGCATGCGTAGAGCAGTTCCTGATGAGGCTCCTGTTCGCAATATGTCAGATGAGTCTTACGCAAATAGAAATGACTATAACGACATGCAGGGTGATGCTGAAGGCATGGCAAGCAATCAACTGCCTGCACGAACAGCAATGTCTACTGCACAGACTCCTGTAAAGACTACCCGCAAGCCGACTAGTATCACTCAGGAAAAAACAAAAGTAACAACAACTGTTCCTAAAGATTATCCAGATCAAAATTCAAGAAGAACGCAACAAATTGGAAAAGAAGCATTTGAAAAAAATATGCAAAGGCTTAAAACCGAAGACAAACCATTGGAAGAAGTGCATCCTGAAGACTACCTTCCCATGGGCGGGCTATTGAAAAATTTGTTTCGTAAGTCAAGTGGCTTAATTGAAAGAAATGCAATGAAAAAAGCCGAAGATTTAGCGTCTAAAAATGCACGTGCAACAAGAGCATCAGAAAGCGGTGCAATGAGAGACACATTTAATCCTGATGAATTACGTCCTGATTTTAAAAAGGGTGGTAAAGTTAAAGCGTTTAAACAAGGCGGTGCTGTAAAAACATCTGCATCTAAACGTGGCGATGGCTGTGCAACTAAAGGCTTCACACGAGGCAAACTTAAATAAGGAGTAGTGTATGAAAATGGTTAAAGAACAAATGGAACCACGTAGCGGACCTGACATGGAACGTCATGATGAGTTTATTGCTGAACATGAAACAGGCGATCACAAGCATCACAAACATCATTTTATGAAACATACCGATGGTGGTCATATGCATCATATGGATATGGTTGAAAAAATGTGTGGTGGTGGAATGGCTTACAGCAAAAAGAAATGAGAGCCTCACGTGGAATGGGTGATATTAGCCCATCTAAAATGCCTAGCGGTACTAAAAAAGCCCGTAGAGATGATACGGACTTTACAGAGTATGCAAAAGGCGGTGAAGTATGGGACAAGAAACGACCTAAGGAATTAGGTAAGCCCAAGAAAATGAGTTCTGCTAAAAAGGCTAAAGCAAAAGCAATGGCTAAAGCCGCAGGCAGACCTTATCCTAATTTAGTTGATAACATGAGAGCGTCAAGGAGCAATAAATGAGCATATTAAGCAAAATCGAAGAGCATGCAGAGCACATTCTTCAGGTAATGAAAGAGTTGTTACAACATCAAATTCAAAACTTTGGCGGTGCAGCACAGCATACGCAAGAAGTTGTTGATGCATTAGAAGATCATGTTGAAACAAAAAAGGCTGAAATCGTTGCTGAAGTAAAAGCAGATGTTGCACCTGTGGTAAATGATGTTGCCACTGTTGTTACAGAAGTACAAACTGATGTAACACCTACACCTGCTCAGTAATGGCAAATTTAACGTCAGGAACCACAGGGTTTAACCTTGACCTAACCGAATTGGTCGAGGAGTCTTTTGAACGTTGTGGTTCTCAATTACGTTCGGGTTATGACTTACGTACAGCACGTAGGTCTATTAACCTTTTAACTACTGAATGGGCAAACCGAGGCATTAATCTGTGGACAATCGAGGAAGAATCTATCCTTATGGTTACAGGACAGGCTTTTTATAATGTACCAACTGACACAGTAGACATCCTTGATATGGTTACAAGGACTAGCAATACGAGCGTTACAAACCAACAAGACATTAACTTAAGTCGTATTTCTGAATCCACGTACTCAACCATACCTAATAAATTAACTACGGGTAGACCAATTCAAGCATGGTTTAACCGTCAATCAGGTAATGCAGATGTCAATACCAATGTGTATTTGGCACAAGACATTACATCAACAACACAGAATACAATTGTATTAGCCAATGTAAATGGAAACGCTTTGGTTAATTTAAGGTCTAGCGGATATGTACAAATTGATTCTGAGATTATTGGCTATTCAAATATTAGCAATAACACTCTATATAATTGCTATCGAGGACAGAACGGTACCACTGCTACTACACATACTGCTGGTACTTCTAACTTAGTTACAGTTCAATACCTACCAAATATTACCGTCTGGCCCACCCCAAGTGCAGGTGGCGGACCATTTACCCTTGTTTATTGGCGCATGAGAAGGCTTCAGGATGCGGGAACAGGCGTAAACATACAGGACATTCCATTTCGGTTTATTAACTGCTTTGTGGCGGGTTTATCCTACTTGTTAAGCGTAAAAATACAAGGTACAGACCCTAACCGTGTATTGTTCCTCAAGCAAGAATATGAAGAGCAATTTGACTTGGCGGCTGCGGAAGATAGGGAAACTGCACCAATTCGTTGGGTACCTCGCAATATGTTCTATTCGAGGTAGTTATGCCGAGTAGATATGCATCAGCCAAACACAGTATTGCCGAATGTGATCGTTGTGGTCAAAGGTATAAACTTACGCAGTTAAAAAAGTTGGTTATTAAGACAAAGATAACAAACATTAAAGTTTGTCCTGAGTGTTGGGAACCCGATCAACCGCAGTTAAGACTAGGTATGTACCCTGTGAATGATCCACAGGCAGTATGGGAACCAAGACCTGACATATCGTATTCAGCATCAGGGGCAAATATTTTAGGTTATCCTGACGATGGCAGTAGACAGATTCAATGGGGATGGTATCCTATAGGTGGGTCAAGTGGATTTGACAGAAATTTAACGCCAAACTATTTGCTTGGCATCGGGAATGTTAACAGCGTAACAGTAAGCACAACTTAGGGAGTTTAAACATGGCATACAACAAAAAGGCTGACGGACCAATCGTCAAAAAAGGTAAAACAGATGCGGAAGTATTTCCCAATGATGGAGAACATGTTGTTCAAAGTGCTAAAGCGGGCAAAGGCAGTAAAATGGGTCAAAAAATGAAAGCCGTAGGTCGTAACATGGCACGAGCAGAAAACCAATCATCGGGAGGTAAATATGGCAAGTAAACCAACAACTAAGAACAGTTCTAAGATGCCTTTAGGACACGCTAAGTTTAATAAGCCTGCTGAAGATTATGCACCTCCTCATACAATGACAGGTAAGAAAATTACAGGTCAAGAAGCAATGAGACAAGGTGAGTATGCTGAAGATAAAGCCGCTAAAGATGTAGATCATTTTGATCCAATTAAAAATGGCGTTGGCTATGGCAAAACTAAAGAACCTAAAACTTCAGGCATTGAAATGCGTGGAGCAGGTGCGGCAACTAAAGGAAAAATTTCAAGAGGACCAATGGCATGATTATTAATTTAGAAAACAACGAAGTAGATTTTATTGTTAACGTATTAGGCGAGTTGCCAACAAAGACGGGTGCATTTGTTTTATTGCAAAAAATCAATGCTCAACGTGCTATTCAAACTCAACCTGTTGCTGAAGTTAAAACTGAGGAACCAAGTCAGTAATGAATTACGTACAGTTATTTCAAGCGATTCAAGACTATTCTGAGAATACAGAAGCCCTTTTTGTTGCCAACATTCCCATGTTTGTTCAGCAATGCGAAGAGCGTGTATTCAACACGATCAACTTTCCGTCTTTACGTAAAAATGTAACTGGTTCATTAACTGCGGGTAATCAATACTTAACTCTGCCTTTTGATTGGTTGTCCACTTACTCTATTGCAATCTATACAAGCGATTACACAACCGTACCTTTTACTTATCTTCTTAACAAAGATGTTAACTTTATTCGTGAAGCATATCCAAATCCAACGGCTCAAGGTACACCAAAGTATTACTCAATTTTTGGTCCAAACTACAGTAATACATTAGAGTTAAGTTGTATTTTAGGACCTACGCCCGATCAAAGTTACAATGCAGAACTCCATTATTTCTATTATCCGCCATCAATTGTGCAAGGAATTATTACCACTGTAGGAACGCTTACGGGCGGAACGGGGTATACAAACGGCACATGGGAAAACATTCCCGTTACAGGCGGATCAGGACAGAACGCAACTTGTACTGTAACGGTTACAGGGTCAGCAATCACATCGTTCACTATTAACAATGGCGGACAGTTTTTTGTTGTCGGTGACACAATAAGTATTAATGCATCTTACATTGGCACAGGATCAGGCTCAGGATTTTCTACGACTGTAAGTGTAGTAAACAATTCCACAGGTCAAAGTTGGCTTGGAGATAATTTTGATCCCGTATTATTTTATGGTGCAATGCGGGAAGCCATGATCTTCATGAAGGGTGAAGCAGACATGGTTAAGTATTATGAAGACAAATATTCTGAAGCATTAATGCTCGCCAAACGTCTTGGTGATGGTCTTGAGCGTGGTGATAGTTACCGTGATGGTCAAACTAAATTGAATACCAATATTAAAGGCAATGCCGCTATATGATTATTCAAGGACAAACTACGCAATTTAAAGTTAACTTATTAAGTGGGTTAGAAAACTTTGCCGTGGGGACTCCGTATGTTTATAAAATCGCTCTTTATAACGCTAACGCTAACCTTAATAATACTACCACCACTTATTCATCAACTAACGAAGCAACAGGAACAGGATATACGGCAGGTGGGAAAACCTTGGTTATATCTAATCCTCCTACAGGTGACTTTACTAACAATATCGCTTGGATTTCTTTTGCTAACGTAACATGGTCAGGAGCCATTACCGCAAGGGGTGCATTGGTTTATAATAGCACTACAAATGCCGCTTGTTTTGTGCTAAATTTTGGTAATGACATAACAAGTTCAAACTCTTTTACAGTAACTTTCCCTACAGCAGGGTCAACCACAGCAGTAACAACTATTTCTTAGGAGCAGGTATGACAAATGAACAAGCAGGCTGCGGTGATAATGCTGTAGCAACATTAAATGCAAATGTGATGATTCCTGAGGGGATGACTCAAGAAGGTTTTTATCACGTAGAATGGCGTGATGCCCAAGGTAATTTAAAGGGACAGGAAATTATTCCTAACCTCGTGGTTGCAATTGGCAAGCAGTTAATGCTTGATACCTTGTTAAAAGGTTCTGCATACTCTGTAACAGGTCCGTACCTTGGTTTAATTTCTAATTCATTCACAGCGTCTGCATCTGACACGATGGGTTCGCATACATGGACTGAATTTACTACCTATACAGTAAGTGGTTCAGCAGTTCGTGGAACGGCAGTATTCGCCTCTTCTACATCGTCAGGATCAACACCATCGAACGTAACTACATCAACTGCAACTGCCATTACATACACAATGACAGGTTCAGGAACGGTTTATGGATGTTTCTTGGTATTGGGATCAGGAGCAGTAAATACAATTTCTAGCACAGCAGGAACCTTGTATTCTGAGGGATTATTTTCTGTTGCTAAAACAGTAACATCAGGCGATACAGTTTCGGTAACATACAACACAACAGCAACAAGTTAAGGAGTCCTAAATGGCTCTAGTAGTATATGACCGAGTACAAGAAACTACGGCTACCACAGGTACGGGTTCAATAACCCTTGGTGGTGCTGTAACAGGCTATCAATCCTTTGCCGTAGTCGGTAACGGAAACTTAGTCTACTACACCATTTTAAATGGTAATGCATGGGAAGTCGGTATTGGAACATATTCGACTACTGGTCCAACCCTAGCAAGAACCACAGTACTATCTAATTCAAACGGTAATACTTCCCCAATTTCATTGTCAGGTTCATCTTTTGTATGGTGTGATTACCCATCCGAAAAGGCAGTTTATTATGACAATAATGGCACTTTAACCATTGGTTCAACACTTGGTTATTCCGACACAGGGATTATTGCTTCGTTTGCATCGACTGTTGCAGGGTATAACCAAGTTATTTTCCAAAACAAAAGCAGTAATTCAGGAGCATCTTCTAATTTAAACGTATCAAATGATGCCGCTACT